TTACACCCCTCTCACCATCCCATTATACAGCAGCTCCAGAAACTGCACGGCACTGGGGCAGCCGGTCAGCGGGTAGCCAGCCAGATGCTGCACCTGAGCGGGGTTGGTGGCCCATGAGGTCTGCGCGGCACGGCGGATCATGCTCTGGATGGCGGTCCAGTCGCAGCAATGACGGTCTGCAAGTGGCTCGTAGATCTCCTTCTGGACGGCTTCCAGTCGGTCCTCCTGCTCGCAGATCAGCCGGAGCGCCTCGCTCAGAGTGTGGTAAGCCCGCATATTGCGGGTGATGCCCAGCGGGCGCAGCACCCCGTCCACCTGTGCGGCAAAGTCGGTCATATCATAAGTGGTCATTTTTTACACTTCCTTCCGGTACAACTCTAGCTGGAAAATGCCGGAAATGTGCCGAAAGTGTTGCAATATGTCGCAACATGTCGGAATGCGCTGCAAACAAAAACAGCCCCGTGGAACCGTCAGGCTCCCCGGGGCTGTTGCGATACTATGATTTTGTTGGCACTACAGAAACATCACATATAGGTCTTCTGGCTGCGCACCTGCGCTTCGATCATCGGCTTCAGGTAGCTGTCGAGGTCGCCAAAGGTCTCCTTGATGAACGTGATGGTCTCCTGCGTCAGGGCTTTCTTCGCTGCGGTCAGTGCGCGGTTGTAGGCAATGCGCTGCGCGTCCTCGTCGAACTTGTCCTGTTCCTTCAGGGCATCAACGTAGGTCTGGTTGACATACTGGACAGCATTGAACACCGCGTTGGCGGCATTCTGGAGACAGGTCTGCGCAAACTTGTTGTTGATGTAGCCGTTTGCAATGCTGACACCCTTGTTCAGGCCCCAGCCAAAGATAACTGTCATTGCGGGGATGCAGGCAGTAAGAGCGACTTTCAGAAATTCATTCATAAGAGCTTATCCTTTCTGCTCGGTTTCCGAGCGCTGCTTTAAAATGTCCACAGCCTTGGTGAGCGCTGCCGGGATCGGCAGTCCCATCAAGCCCGCGTTTTCAATGATGGAAATGGTCTCGTTACAGATAAAGCCGATCACAACGGCATCCCGCACAAAGGTGGAACCCATCACGGCATCCAGCCTGCAGGCCACCAGCACGATCAGGAGCGTTTCGCCCTTGCGGATCAGGCCCTTCCAGCCTGCCCGGCTTTCCAGTGTCCCGGTCTTGGTTTTGGGCGATGCGTGAAACACACCGGCCACAATTAGACCGGTGATGTAGTCGACGGCCATAAAGATCACCAGCGTTTGCATGGCGGCATCCCAGCCGCCAAAAAGACCGGCGATCACGCCGCCGATCGCGCCGATCGCCATGCAAAAATAATCTTTCATGCGCCACCTCCTCACTGCGTCCATCTGCTTTTGTTGGGCCGGGTGTCCACATGCACCCAGCCCTTGGTGCGTCCGGCCTTGACCGGGTAGCGGCCCACGCCGCCCCAGCCGGGCATCAGACTCTCGGCGTAGGCGGCCACGTCCTCGACGCTGACGCCCTGCACCTGGATGTCCGCCGCCCGGCCCAGCAGGTGCTGGCTGGATTTTGCACCACCCACAGCGGTGTTGTGGGCCGCCGTGCGGTACCCGCTGGTGATCGTGATGGGCTTGCCAAAGTGCTCCCGGATGGCCTGCAGCAGCACCACGAGGGTCTGGTCGATCATCACGACGTCGCTGCCGTCACGGCAGCGGAACTCGCGCACCTTAAAGCCCGGTGCCAGCTTCCTGGCCCCGTCCGCTTTCAGGCTGTATTGCTTAATTGCCATGTTCTCACGTCCTTTCTTGGCGTTACTCTTCCTGCGTCACATCGTCCGGTGCATCAATCGCGCTGTCCTCCGCGTCCAGCGCGTCATAGTCCGCCTGCGCGGCCTGCGTCTCGGTCAGCAGGTCCGCGAGGGTGGGGTAGTGGTAGCCGGTAAATGTGACGTTGTACACATAATTTCTGTTATTGTAGCTGCTTTTTGCATTGGTGAACGTGATGGTTCCGTCTGTCTGGAAAGTAATCGTGAACTCCTGTCCGACCGATGTTTTTACCGTGTTTCCGCGAGGAATCGTCACGTTCTCATCGACGCTGGCATACTTATAGACAAAATAGTCAACGTCAGATGGAGCCTGATAGGTGTGCACTTGATTTCGGTCAATGTCAAACTTTCCGTAGTTCCACACCAGCCGGGGCTCCGACTTGACCGCCACACTGGCCGCGATGGTGTCATACAGCGTCTTGCCGCTCAGGGTGCCGTCCGCAGCGATGTCCAGATAGTCGCCCACCTTCACGCCGCCCAGCGTGCTGACTGTAGCAGCGGGCAGGCTGTACGGCGTGCCGAATTTCGCGTCCGCCTCTGCCTTGGTATAAAAGCTCCCGCTCTCCACACCCGCGATGGCGGCGTCCAGGGCGTCGAGCTTGGTGTGCAGCTCAGTGGACAGCTGGGTCATTATGGCCAGCGCCTGCGCCTGAAGCTGGGCCGTGGGGATGCCGGTCACGCCGTCCCGCATGACACCGCACATGGCCTCGTCCGCGCGGGTGTCGGTGATGTCGGCGGCGGTGACCTCGGTGCTGCCCGCCGGGCGGCGGATGTCGGCCAGGCACAGGTCGTACACCAGTGCGGTGCGGGTGATCTCCGGGGCCGTGGGGCTGGCGCTGTCCGGGGTGCCGGTCAGCACGGCCAGGCTGGTCTTTTTGGCGGCTGCGTCGTACCGCAGCACCAGCCGGTCGATGCGGCTGCGCACAGTGTCGGCGGCGGTCAGGGTGACCGTCTCCGGCTGCTCCAGGATGATGCTGCGGCCCCGGAAGCGGGCCGGACGCACCCATGCCTGCCCGGCGCTGACGGTCACGGTCAGGTCGCCGTTTGCGGTCACGGCAAAGTCCTCGTCTGCGCTGTATACGCCGCTCAGGCGGGTGCTGAGATACCCGGAAGCGTCGTCGGCGTCGTAGGTGATGCCGTTTTCCGGGTAGGTGATGATATCGGCCATAAGCCCTCCTTTACGTCTTGTGCCAGCTCGGTGTGCCCAGCCGGATGGTCCGGGTGGTGCCGCTGGACTGGCTCTCGGTGATGATGTCGGCCACCCGCACCATGGCGGTGTAGCCCAGCTGGGGCAGGCTGACGCGCAGCACGTCGCCCACGGCCAGCGCGTCATCGTCCACGTCAAACTCGATGTTGCCGATGCGCAGCTGGGCCAGCAGTTTCTGCCCGCCCCGGTCGGCCAGCTTGTCGAGATACGATTGGCTGGCGGTGGTCTCGCCCTTTTCCTTGTCGGGCTGGATGTCGCGGGCGTCGATGTAGATCTCCCGCCGGTCGGCTCCGGTGCTGTCTACATCGCCTACCCAGCAGGTGGCCCGCTGGCTGCCCTCACCGGCCCCCTGCACAAGGGCTACGTTGGCGTAATCGGTATCGGCAAAGGACCAGCCCGCGTTGAGCAGATTGCCCCACTTGGGGCTGTACCGGTTGTTGGGGTCGAAGGTGGGCCGGAAGCACTCGAACAGCAGCTTTTTGTCGCTGCCGGTGCCGTCCAGCACGATGCGGAAGCCCAGGTCGCACGCCTGCCCGATGGTCTGGCAGTAGTCGAACACGCTGCCTCCGGAGGTCTGCTTGTCGAACACGGTGTCGAAGCCGTATTCGGTGCCCAGCTCCAGGCGCGGCCACGGCTTTGCCGCTGCCACAAGGCTGCGCATGGCCTGCTCGGCGTTCTGCCCCTTGATGGGTGCAGCGGAGACCCTTTTGGTCAGGATCCAGGTGGCCGGGTAGCCGGTGACCACGAGGTTTGCGTCCTCGTTCTGGTTGGCCCTGCCGCAGATCCGCATGGGGATGCGGGGCGTCTCGTCGCTGCGCACCAGCCACCGGCCCTCGGTCAGCAGCTGCAAATTCTCGGTGGTGGGCCTTACCTCCAAGGTAAAGCCGCCCTCGGAGTAATAGGGGCTGTCCCAGTAGAGGGACACCCACACGTCCACCCAGCCCACACGGACAAGGGTGTCGGCGTCCAGAACGTCCAGTCTCATAGCGGTTCGGGCAGGATGCCCGCCTCCATCGGATAAAAGCTGACGGATGCCTGCAGGTAGCCGGAGCCGCTGTCGGCCTGCATACTCAGGACGTTGTCTCCGGGCTGCAGCTCGGTGAGGGTGCTGTCCTCGTCCAGCTTCGCAAAGATATTTTCGGTCTTGCCCGCCCGGGTCAGGGTGCAAGCCAGCCGGTCGGAGGTGCTGCGGTAGATCTCCAGCACGTCCCCGGGCTGCAGGGTCAGGTCAAAGCCCACAAAAGCCCCAGTCTTGAGATCTACCACCCGGGGGTGCTCCACCGGCATGGTGCAACGGAGCGTAGCGGTGAAGGGCACCGGCAGGCTGCCGGGGTTGCGCAGCACTGCCGCCTCGCCGTCCTGCCGGATGCCGTAGGTGTGGGAATCGTAGCAGACCGGGAATGTAAACGCGGGCTGGTAGCCGCCCAGCACGCGGGCTGTGGCGGTCAGGCCGTACCAGTAGGGCTTGGGGCTGTACAGCATCAGCTCACAGCGCGGCTCGGTGTAACTGGAAAAGTAGGGCGTTTTCTGCACCACGAAGCGGGTGAAGTACGCATCCCCGAAGTACATCGTGCCGGTGGTGTAATAGGGCAGCTTGCGGGCGAAATTGCGGGCAGTGTCGAGGGCGCGGCCGCCCCAGAACACAACGCTCATGGTGCGGGACACGCCCGCCACGCTCTGCCGCTCCACGGTGGTGCCGGTCTGGTTGATGCCCTGTGCGGTCTGGATGTCCACATCCACGCCGTTCAGCGGGTCGAGGTTGTAGGGCGCGTTGTAATCCCAGCCCAGATGCAGGACGGCACCAGCGTCTGTGACCAGCTTTAAGTGATCCTTAAAAAGCATTGGCGTCCTCCTTTCATCGGCGCTGGCGGCGGGCCTTGTCGGCCTCCCAGCGGGCTTCCCGCTGCTGTGCGGCGGCGGTATCGTGGCCATTGTAGAAGTTCTGGGTGATGTTTGTGTCACCCTCGCGGTTGTAGCTGTTGGCGGCTGCGGCCACACGGGCCGTGCCGGACGCGGCCACGGTGCTGCCCAGCCGCATGTTGTCCGAGAGGACCAGCGTGCCCGCCTGCCGGATCATGTCGGCAAGGGCGGCGTTGGTCTTTTCCAGCGCCTTGGTGTTGGCGTTGATGGCGTCCTCCAGACTGCCGGTGCCGGTGGAAATGTCGATGTCTCCGCTGATGCTGCCGGAGCCGGAACCGCCGGAAGCGCTGCCACCGCCAGGCCTGGGCGTGCCCTTTCTGGAGGCACCGAGGCTTGCGCAGATGGCCGCGATGGCCACGCCCAGGGCAAACGCAGCACCTGCCACAATCACGCCCATTGGGATGCCAAAAACCGTTGCATTCAGGGCGGAGGCAATGGCCGTCATCATGCCCTCAAAGGCCGCACCGATGGTGCCCACCATGGAGCCCACACCCGCATAGATGGCCGGGAAGCTGGACAGCAGACCGCCGGACAGGCCCTGGCTGATGGCCAGTGCGGCGTTGCTCAAGGGCGCTTTCAGCCCCTGGAAGATGCCGGTGAGCTGGGTGCCGAGGGTCTTGGCCTGCGTCCAGACCTCGCCAAAGCCGGAGGTCAGGCCCTTGCAGATCTGGGCGCCGATGTCGATGCCCTTCTGCACGAGGGCTGTCTGAGCGTTGCCCAGCGCCTCGTTGAGCTTGTCCACCAGACCGAGGGCAAAGTCATGGACCTTCTTTTTCTGGTCGGCGGTCAGGCCGCCGTAGATGGCATTTGCCGCCCACAGGCCGATGGACTTCCAGTCCTTGTTCTTGACGGCGGTATAGAGGTTGTCGAAGGTGCCCAGCAGGCCGGTGTCGGCGTGGGTCTGCAGCTCCTTCCACAGGTCGTCGAAGCTCTTGATGGACGCCTCTTTGATGTTCTCGGCCACCTCTTCAGTACCGTCGGCGGCGATGGTCTTGACCCGCTCCACGGTCACGAGGGCACCGTCCACCACGTCATCGTAAGTCTGGGTGATGACCCGCTTTTGGGTCTCGGTGCCGTCGGTCAGGGTCTCGGTCACCGTCTTGGTGCTGGTCTGGATGCCGTCCACGATGCCGGAGGTGGTAGCGGTGATGGTCTTGGCCACCTCCCTCACCGTCTCCATGGTCTGCTTGACGGTCTTTTTGCCCTTCTCGTCCACCTCGGTGATGGTCTTGATGTCCTTGAGCACGCCTTCCACCATCTGGCGGGAGGTCTCGGTGATGACCTGCTTTTGCTGGGTCTTGCCGGTGGACAGGGTCTCGGTGATGTTTTCGGTGGTGCGGGTGATCTTGCCGTCGATTTCGGTCGTGGTGTCCGAGATGGACTTGACCACTTCGGCAGCAGCTTCCTTCGTGGCCTTGCTGGCTTTCTTGGCTCCGCTGGCGATGGCCGGGTAAGGATTCGCAGCTGTCTGGCTCCCGGCGCGGCTGCTGCCGTTGCCGGAGCTGCTTGTGCCCTTCGGCACCCATCCGTTGTCATCGTCCCATTCGAGGTCTTTGTGGGAGTTGTCCCACTGCTTTGCGCTCTTGCGCTGATTATAGTTGTTGATGGCGTTGTTGTAGGCGGTGTTATAAGCATCCGCCGCAGCACCGATGCCGTTCTTCAGGTTGGCCAGTGCTGCCGCTGCTCCTTCAATTTTTGCAACCAAATCATTGATCCAGTCCACCACCGTGCCGATGGCGCTCTGGGCAATGTTTTTGACCGTGCTGAATGCGGAGTTTACTGTGTTGCGGAAGGTCTCACTGGTCTTGTAGGCCGTCACAAGGCCGGTTGCCAGAGCCGCCAGTGCGGACACAAGCAGGGCCACCGGGTTCGCGGAGATCACCGCATTCAAAGCGGCCTGTGCCAGCGCCAGACCGGTGGCTCCCGCCTCAGCGGCAGCGTTGGCTGCGGTCATGGCCGTGGTGGCAACGGTGTGCGCGACCTCGGCAGCCGTGGCAAGCGCCACATACCCCTTGTAAGCCAGGAACGCCGCGCCCGCCGCCGCGACCACCGACGTAGCAATGCCGATGGTGTCCTTGAGCTGGGCCATCTTCTCGTCGCTGTCGAGGAAGGACGTTACCACCTCGTTGAGCTTCACCACAAGGTCACCCAGCGCCGCAAACAGCCCGCTGGTCAGCTCGCCGGTCAGGGCGGCCACGTTATCCTTCAGGGTGGACATGCGGCCGCTGAAGGTCTGGCTGGCTTCCAGCATGCCGTTGTAAAACTGCCCGCCCTCACTGGTGGCGGCCTTCACTGCATACTGCAGCTCTTCAAAGCTGACCCTGCCGTCCGAGATGCGCTTGTACAGGTCGGACATGCTCTCACCGGTGGCGTCACAAATCTGGTTCAGCGGGTTAAAGCCCGCGTCGATCATCATGTTAACGTTTTCCAGCGTGACCTTCTGGGCACTGGACATTTTGCCGTAGGCACGCACCAGCGTCTGCAGCTTGTCCGCATTGCCAAGGGAGATGTCGCCCAGCTGTTTCAGCACGCCGGTGGTGTCATCGGCGGCAATGCCGAACTGTAAAAGGGTCTGGGTGCCCTCGGTCAGGTCGGACAGGGCAAAAGGCGTGGATGCCGCCATCTTGCGCAGCTCGGAAAGCTTGGCAGCGGCCAGTTCCTCGTTGCCCAGCATGACCTTGAAGTTGGTCAGGTAGCTTTCCATGCTGGCGTTGTAGTCCACGCCGCTCTGGACCACCTTGCCCAGTTCGGATGCAGCCTTTTTTGCAAAGTCCGCGATCATGTTTCCGGCGGCAACGGTCCACTTGCTGGTGCTCTTTTCCGCCGGGTCGCTGTTGAGCCTTACTTCGCCGGTGATGCTGAAATCTGCCACTTGTGTCCACCTCTCATTCCGAGCGCGGGCACAAGGGCACAGGCTTTACAGTTTGATTTCTACCTCCCGTTTGCAGGAGGGATTTTTGCATTTGACCCACACGCCGGATGCCGTGGCCGTGCGCACCGCCCACACGGGCAGGGGCCTGCCACAGTAGGGGCAGGGCACCGGCACCCGCTCAGTGCCGGAAGCGGGCCAGGAATGCCGCGTCGTGTTCGGCAACGGTCTGGGCAACGGCGGCACCCCCTCTCAAAGATGCAGGCAGGGCAAAGCGCTCCTTCAGCGCGGCGTAATGCTCCCGCATGCTGCCCTCGTAGTCGGCCAGGTCCAGAGTGCGCCAGTTTATGATCTTGGCCATGAGGGTATCTTCCGGCAGGGCGGCAAACAGCGCCCGGAACCGGAACCAGTGCAGTTTTGCGGTGGTCAGGTCGATGCCGTAAGCCTGCTGGAACGCCGCCACGATATAGGGCGCGTCGCACCGGTAGTCGAACGCCGGGCCGGTGTCGGGCCTGCTGGCAGGCTTTGCCGCTGCTGGCTCTGCGGCCTGTTCTCCGGCGCAGTAAAACTCGATGAGCCAGCTGTATTTTTCCTGCAAGTCGGAGGGCGAAAAACGCTCGGTGTAGAACTGCCCACACAGCTGCAGGGCAAAGGCCACCGGGTCAGCCTCGACCTCTCCATGGCTGTAGGCAGCGGACAGCCGCACCATGTGCCGGAAGTCCGGGTCAATGCGCCTGCCGTGCCATACGGTGGGCAGGGCGTCCGTCAGCAGGTCAGTCATCCAGCGCCGCCAGCTCTGCCAGCAGGGCCTTGCGGCGGGCGGCCTTGTCCACCCGCTCCACCATCCGGGCGGCGGGCGGCTGTGCCGGGAAGCTCACAGGCTGCTGGCTGACGATACGCCCCGCCGTCTGGGTGCGCTGCTGCGCTTTTGCCGCTGCCCGGCGCTGCTTCCGGTTCATGGGCTGGGGCTTGGGGATGCGGCTGGTATAGCGCTGCTTTTCGGCCATACAGGCCTCGTTGATGGCGTCCAGCACGTCATAGATGGGCGCTGCATCGTTTTCATCCAGACCCAGCCGGGCAGAGGCGCCCGCGCCAAGGATCTCGTCAATGCAGGCCATCACGAGACGCGCCTGTGCACGCATATGGTCGCCCAGACGCACGCCGCCGCGGTTGAAGCGTTCCTCTTCGGCCCGGCCCGCCTGCTGCATCCGCTCGTTGGCATCCTCGAAGCGGTCCATATCGTTGGCGTTCAGCACGGAAAAGTTGAATTCCTGTCCACAAATAACCATTTTCTGGCTCCTTTCGTTGGGCCGTGCCCCGGTGCTGCCCCGGGGAGAACTGTTTCACGGCATGAAAAATCCCCGTTCCGGGCGGAGCGGGGAAAGATGCGGGGAAGATCAGCCTGCGGCTGCAGTGATGTAGTTGAACTCCGCAGGGATGCCGATGCTCTTGACGTCGCAGGCAAAGGTGGCCGGGGAACCGGCGGCACCGCCCACGTCGCTGGTGACGACCAGCGTACAGCTGCCCTTCTCGCCCTTGCCGGTGCGCAGGCTGAAGTAGATGTACGGCACAATGACATCGCTGCCGGTGCCGAACACGATCTTGCGGGACAGCAGGAAATCCTGGAACGCGTCACCCACGCAGCGGTTGCCGTTCACCGACAGGGTGCGCTGCACAGCGCTCTTGGTGTCGGTGGGGCCGGTGCGGATGAAGGTGTCGGAGTTGGTGGAGGCATTCAGCGCACCACTGTGCTCCTTGACGTGGTCGGCGCAGACCACCCAGTCAGTCTCCTTGCTCTGGGTGCTCTCGGTCTGGATGGCAAACACGAAGTCGTCCGCCGTCTCGATGCCGGTATAGGACGCGCTGGGCGTGATGCCGGACTTGGTAATGGCTTCTGCTACGGTCATAGCAAAACTCCTTTCATTTGGGCTGATAGTAGGTCAGGCGCAGCTGCATCTGCATCCGGCAGCTGCCCGCGCTGCTGGTAACGATGTAGCCGGTGGAGGTGACGGCGATGCCGATGGGCTGTCGGGGTGCGGCCAGCGCGGGAAGGTGGTGGCAGTCGTTCTGGGCCAGAACCCAGTCGGTGAGCTGCTCAAAAAAGCCGCTGTTCTGGATGGCCAGCACGTCCGCTTCGCCGTATTCCCGCCGGGACAAAAACAGGTAATTCTTTGCCATGTTCCGCCCGGAAAAATACTCGGTGATCACCGGGTCGCCGGGGCTGTCCTCAATGGAAAAGGCGGTGGCGTCCTCATCCAGCCCCGCAATGCGGAACGCGGCCCCGGTGGCCTCCTGCTCTTCGGCGATGAGCGGGCAGCTCTTGAGCCACGCCCGCAGGGCGGCAATGGTTGGCTTCTCGCTCATAAGTGTCCCATCCCTCCCCAGAAGGTCGTGACGGCACGCGCACCGTAAAGGGCGAGGTGCTCTCCGACGTCTGCCAGTGCACGCTGGCCCCAGTAGGAGCCGCGCAGACCGGTCTCTCCGTGCAGGCAAGTGCCCTGCTCATGCAGGTAATACTGCTTGCGGGCGTAGGGTGTGTTATACACTAGCAAGCCCTCGTCGTACTTGCTGGCGAGGTTCACGCTGTTCTTCAGGGTGCCGGTGTCAAAGGGCACATAGCTGTCGATCAGCTTGGCCGCTTCCTGTGCGAGGGCATACTGTGCCTTTTGCAGAGCGGCGGTTTTCTCCGCGCCGAAGTCCGGCCGCCACGACAGCTGCATCTGGATGCCGTCTGTCTGATACCGGAACCCATCCGGCGGGTCAAACTTCGGCTTTGCCGACGGGGCAACGGGCCCGAACGGGATCATTTCGCTCATGGTCTCAGCTCCCTTCCACATGCCAGTGCGGCAGCAGCGGTTCCCGGTTGTCCGAGATGGCCGACACGGTGCAGCACAGGTGCGTTTTTTCGAGGTGGGCGTATTCTTCGGCGGTCAGGGTGGGCACCGCGCCCTGCACCAGCTTCCAGCCGCGTTTCAGCGTCCAGTGCCTGCGCTTTTCGGCGGCAGGCAGCGCCGCCCACTGGGCATAGGGCAGATAGCCCTGCGTGCACAGCCCCGCCGGGATGCGCACATGGGTGGTGCGCTCCGGGTCCTTGGCGGTGCCGGAGCCGGACGTGGAGCGGCATTCCCGCCAGCTGCAGGCCGGAAACACCCAGCACACCGGCGTGTCGGTCTCGGTTGCGGTGTCGCGGATGAGGTTGACCACAGTGACAGTGCCCTGCATCAGAAGCACCCCCTGTACAGCAGGCCGTGGGGGTCTGCGCCGAGGGCGGTTTCCAGGACGTGCCATGCTTCCGTGCGCACCGCTGCGGACAGGCTGCTGTTTGCCGAAAAGCTCACGCTCCATCCGTCGTTGGAGACGCTTGCCGCGCCCGGAGCCGCACCCACGGCGGCCTGTGCGGCAAACAGATCCACGATCTGGGCGCAGGCGTCGGCCAGCATCTGGCGGCAGTCCTCACACCCGGCGGCGTGGGCTTCTGCCCGGCCAAAGGTGGCGCTGTCGATCAGGCAGGACGCCCGGCTGCACAGCACCCCGAAGGCCGCTTCCGGCACCGTACCGCCCGCCGCCTGGTATTCGTCATAGGTGCAGTACAACATGGCGGCTCCTTTCCTTAGACGTGCTTCTTGATGAGGATGGCGGCAGCCTTGGTCACCTTGTGGGCGTACACCTTGCGGCCCTGCACGGCACAGGCACCGATATAGGTGCCGCTGCCCTTCAGGTCGTTCACGGCCACAGGCTCGGTCCACTCCTCGACCCGGGTAAACCAGTTGGGGTGACCGGCCACGAAGTCCACCTTGTCGCCCAGGGTGGTGTCCTCGAACACGTTAAAGCCCGCCACACGGCCCACAGCGCCGGTCTGCACCACGGCGTCGCCCAGGTCGGACGCCTTGATGAACTCCGGGCTCTTGAGCAGCAGGGCATAGGTGTCCGGAGACACCAGCAGCCAGCGGTCGTTGGTGGGGACGTAGGCGTTGGACAGCTGGGTGCGGGCGTCCACGATCTTCTCGTAAACGGTGGCCTTGGTCAGGGCAGCGGTGTCGGCCAGCGCAGTGCCGCCGGTGGTCAGCTCTTCAGAGGCGTCCTTTTCCATCTGCAGCGCCAGCGAGTAACCGGCACTGTCCAGACGGTCGGCCACCAGATTGCCGGGCACGCTCTCGGCGTCAAAGCCGTCGATCAGCTCGTTCACGGCCTTGTCCTTGTCGATGGTCACGGTCAAGTAGCTGGTGTCGCCGTGGGTCATGGTGGAACCGGTCTTTTTGTTGTAGTCAGCAACGGCCACCTCGGTGTCACGCACGGGCACCTTGACCGCGCCCGCCTTGGGGGTGCCCTCGTAGCGGTTGTTGCAGATGACGCCCACGCGCTTAACGATGGTCGCGCGCAGCTTGGCGTCTACCAGTTCAGAATAACGTTCTCTTGCGGTATGAGGCATAGTTTCTTGTCCTTTCTTACAGTTTGATGGTGGGATTCAGGGTTTTAAAGGCAGCTTCCACCGGGTCGGTATCATCCTCGCCGTGCATGGGGTCGCCGTGAGCAGCACCGGTGGAGTACCGGCCCGTGCCGGTCTGGCCTGCGTCCTCACCGAAGGCCCAGGGGTTGGCCTTTGCGGCCTCGTCCAGTGCCTTGGCGATGTCGGCAGTGCGGTCGGCAGAGCCTTTCAGGCCGTCCACGTCCAGCAGGGCACGCACGGCCTTGACGCTACGGCCTTTTTTGCCGAGGATGGCGGTGTCGAGGGCGTTGTCGAAGGCAAAGCCGTCGGCCTGTGCCTTCAGGTCGGCCTGAAGCTTGGCCAGCTCGGCCTCGTACTCTTCCGGCTTCTTCTTGCCGTCAAAGGCGGCAAGGCCGTCCTGCGCGGTCTTGAGCTGGGCATTCACGTTGTTCAGCTGGGTCTGCAGGGCAGTGGCGGCGGCCTTTTCGCGGTTGACGTCGTTGCCGTTCTCCTGCATGAGCCAGTTCAGCTGCTCGTCGGTAATGCCGGGGATCTTGTTCTTCACATCTTCGCGTTTCATGGTGGAAACTCCTTTCGTTGGGTGTGACCACAGTTTTTATACACTGTTCGCTGTCAGTATTCGGTCTTGGACGGGGTACGCACCGCCCACTGCGTGGTGCCGCCTGATGGGCTTGAACCATCGGCCCGCTGCTTACGGGGCAGCCGCTCTTCCTGCTGAGCTAAGACGGCATGAAAAAAGCACCGTGCATTTTTTGCACAGTGCTTTGAATGGCTTGGGGGGTTACGGCTTGACCTCTACGCTCGGCAGTACGTCCGTGTGGAAATAGAGCTTGTAGTGGTACGGGTCCGTATGCGTGCCGGTGATGTCCTCCACTACATACATCGTGTAGTCATTGAGATAGATGTAGTTTTTGCGGTAGGTATCGGGGCCGATCTTTACTGTACAGACCAGCTCGTTGCTCGAGTTGTTAGAGATGGACATGTAGCCCTCGGCTTCCATGATCACCTTGTCGGTGCGGGCGTTGTAGACGGTGATCTTGCGCTCACTCTCGAAGTAATCAGCCTGCTTGGAGATGTTGTAGTTGGCCTTTTCGGCTTCGCTGGAACAGCCACACAGCAGAATGGATGTGGCCAGCGCAAGGGCGAGAAGAATCTTTTTCATGGTTCGTTCCTTTCTGTAAAAATGGGCAAAAGAAAACCACCGTCCGGGTGGATGGTGGTTAAGGTTATTCGATGCCGGGCGGGAGCTTTCCAAGTTCTTTCAAAATACTGTAGCAGTCACGAGCATACATCTGACGGTGTACAGTTCTGTCCCACCCATCGTAAAATGAGTTGCAAATATCGTCATATGCCGGGTCTACAGGAGTTTCCAGAAGAACCTGCTGCATTTCCCTGACTTCCTGTTCTGTGTAAGAAGGTTTATTCGTAGAATTTGGCACCATTTTTCTGCAACTCCTTTATGCAGTCCGAAATAACCCCTTCTGCCTTTTCAAGAACCTGTTCATCCGTCAGCGTGGACTTGAGCAATTCATCAATTGCGCAATCCATTTTCCGAATGGCCTGTTTCGCGGAGCTTTCTTGAAAAGTAGAAGTCTTTTCGATTGCGTAAATATGCCCATCATGCCCAAGAGCAGTAAGCAACTTCAAATTTGCGTTTCGCGTAAATTGCCGCAGATCACCATTTGAAAAGCTACCGCATGCAGGATGGGTATGAATCGCAATATAGGGTACATCCGGGTTTGGTAGCTGAACAGAATGACCATCCGGCAAGCCGATGATATCTTTCGTCAGCGGCTTCATCTTGATGTCGAACACCCTGCCCACTTCAACATTTTCCGGCTGCTTTGAAGCGACCATGAGAAGGCGCTTGTGGGCGTTTTTCAGCTGTTGCTGCCCGGCGGCATCCAGGGTGTCACAGCTGAACGCCTTAACATTTGCGATTGACTGCATTGTAACAGGTTTCGCCTTTGTGTTCAAGCTGCTGTATGTAGAGGATGCTTTCCGCACCTGTGCGCTTGCCCTGCTGCCCTCGCTCCTGCCGAACTTCGGCACGCTTACCCGTGCACTGTCCACCCGTCCGCCGGTGGCCTTGGCAAACTCCGCAAGGCTCTGGCGGGCGGCTTTCAGGCGCACAGCACTGTCGATGGTGTCCACCCCGGCAGCCGTCTCGGCGAGATACCGTTTCTTCCAGCGGCGCACATTGCGCTCCCGGGCACGCTGCATCTGGTTGATCTCGTACCGGGTGTACAGTTTGCCGTTATACTCGATGTTCCGGGCGTTCAGCTCTTCCAGCTGGTCGCGGGTCCATGCGGGCGGGTCGCCCAGCTCCGGAAACACGGCGAAAAAGGTGTGTCGGCAGTTCCAGCCGCACAGCCCGGCCCCGGTGCCGTAGCCGGTGGCGGCCTCGAAATCCGGGTAATGCTTTCCCATGTAGTCCACCGCACCGCCCCGGTGGAACTGCCTGCCCTGCCACTCGGCGTGGCTGGGGCGTGCACCGCCGTGGGCGGTGGTCTCGAAGAACTCAACCCCCATCTCGTCGGCGCGGGCCACCTGCAGCTTGCCTGCGGTCTGGTTGACGCCGGTCAGGATGGCCCGCCGTGCGGCCACCTCGATGCTGTCCTTGTGGCCGGTTGGGTAGGTGACGAACTTCATGCCGTCTGCAAGGCTGTCCACAGCCTGTTTGACGGCGGTTTTGTAGTCGAAGGCACCGGTGCTCACCTTGGCCCATGCGGCGTCCAGGGTGCGTTCAAACTGGCCTGTGACGGTGTTGGCCGTGGTGGCGGTCAGGTTCTTCCAGGTGCCCGCCGTCTGGCGTGCTCCGGCGTCCAGCAGATTGTTCAGTGCGGCGCTCTCTTCAAAGGGCGTCGGCTCCAGCCCATAGTGGTAATAGATGGCGTCCTCCCGCTCCATGGCCTCGGTGGCCGCCTGCAAAAGCAACTGCCGGATGGCGGTGTCGCTCTTGCCGCTGTACTTCGCCAGCAGCTTGACCACGTCGCTGCGCAGGGCTTCGGTCTGCTGGTAGCGCCACAGCTGCCAGTTGGCCGTCTCGGTGATGGTGCCGGTCTTGGCGATGCGCCGGGCGATGTCCTTTAAAATCTCATCCTCGACGCCCTGCCACAGCGCTACAAAGGCGTCCGGCATGCGGTCGAGGGTAGACGGCGGCAGCATCAGGCACCCCCGCCAAAGGTGAGGGTTTCGTCCGTCTGGCTGTCGGCCTTGGCTTCCTCGGTCCACCGGTGGGCCTCGTCCTCGCTCAGGCCATAGCGGGCGGCGAGGTAGCGGCAGCGGGGCACAAGACCAGCCAGTGCATCCTCCCGCAGCTGCGCGGTGCGCTCCTGCTGGCTGATGATATAGCTGTCGTCCCAGTTGACGGAAATGCTGGTGTCCGGGTCCACGTCCGCGCCCAGCAGGTTCTTTGCCGCCCACAGGATGGCCCGCAGGATGCCGATCAGCGCGTTCTCGATGGGGATCTGGTTCTTGTTGGCGTTCTGCACCAGATCCTGCCGGCTGCCGGTGTACTCGGTGGCGGTGGCCACGGTGCCGTTCTCGAAGCTGTAGCGGTGGCAGCCAAGCCCGCACTTGAAGCTCATCAGGTTCAGCATGTCCTGCACCGCCTGATGGTTCTGCTCGGTGCGCAGGTCGGGGTTGTACTCGTGCCACTCTGGGGAGGCATCCAGACTGCCGTCCCGCCCCGGCAGGGAGTAGAACTGCTGATTGCTCAGGTCGTCGGGCGGGATGTACCGGGGCTTGCCGTCATCGCCGATCACCACCTTGCACAGGCTGCGGTCGTAGAAGATTTTCTTGCCGCCGAGGTACAGGTCCTGCCGGTAGTTGTCAAAGGCCAGGTCCACGCCCTGGGCGGCGTCCAGCGCCTCGGCAAAGACGCTCATGCCCAGCCCCAGGCCGGTGTCAATGTTCTTGAGCGCCGCCGGGCTGAATAGCGCAAACCACGCCGGGGAGCCGTCCACGGTCAGGCTCTCCACCATGCCCGGCGGGGCCTTGTGCGGAGTGAACACCGGCGTGCCGTCCGGCCCCTCGGAAATGGCAAACCACTCGTTGCGGACGGTGCGCTGCGTGCCGCTGACCGTGTGGGTCTGCAGGTAGGCGCAGGGCCTGCCGTCCATGAGGCACTCGGAAATAAACGCCGCTTCGGTGACCACGCCCCGCTCCACCCGCAGCGGAAGGATGCAGGACGCCGGGTCGTAGTCCAGCCGGATGCGGGCATCCGGGTCCGCTTCCAGCGTGCCGTTTTTGCCCCGGACGCCCTCCACGCTCAGCACGAACGCGCCGGTGCCGGACCAGTAGGCCTTTTCCACCAGCTGGTTGGCGTTTGGCCAGAAATGCAGCTGCCGCAAAAGCCCGCCGGTCTGCTGCTCGTCGCTGCCCAGCAGATAGGCCGCGGTGGCCGCGTCCCCGATCTGGAAGGTGGTCTGATCGTTGAGCAGCAGGTTCGCCCAGTCCTCACAGACGTGCTTGGGCATCCGCAGCGAAGCCCGGCGGCGGGTGTGGTCGCCGTCCTCGCGCCGGATGCGGATGTTGTGCACGCCGGGCACGTTGCCCTGCCACCACTGCCGCCACGTCTCAATGCGGCTATAGTAGGACGGATCCAGCTGCAGATTCTTCGTTTTGTTCGTTTTGTTCAGGTATTCGATAAAAGCAATGACGTTCATCGTGCAGTCAGTCTCCTGTAGTCGCGCTCAATGGTGTACTCGAACGCATCCAGTGTGTCAATGTCGGTGGTGCCATCGTCCAGACGCTCGTCGATGCCGGGGTGCTTCTGGCTCCACAGGGCGGTGGCCAGTGCATCCCGCAGGGTGGCGGCTTCGGGCAGATACCAGAACCGCCCGCCGCCCATGAGGATGGACGTCAGGCGGATGCGGTCGATGATCTGGATCTTAGCGGAGTTGTTCACCCGGTCGGCCAGCCAGAACAGGTTGCTGGCCCGCAGCCGGGCACGGATGTGGTTGATGAGGGTCTGTTCGGCGCTGTCGCAGAACAGGTAGTGGATCTCGCCGTACCTTGCAAACACCGCCGTGCAGAAGGTGATGAGCTGCGAAGCGAGGTAATCGGCATCCTGATGTTTCGGGTCGATGCGGGCGGAAGCCAGCCCCACGACGCCCGCGTAGTACGGCAGGATGCCGGTGGCCACGAAGGCGTGCTGGGAGCCGTTGCCGCCGAAGTCCACCCCGATGTGGACGCGCCACGGCTTGCAGGGCGTCCCGGCGGGCCAGAGGAACCGGCGGTCGCCGCCCTCGGCAAGGCTGTCGGCGAAGGGCTGGTAGATGATGCCGCCTGCCGCAGCCCACTGCCCCAGGATGAACCGGTTATAGTACACCGTGCCGGTGTACTCCTTTTTCAGCTGGGCCACGAACTCCGGCGGCAGGGTGGGGTTGTCGTCGATGGTGTAGGCCTGACAGTAGATGTCGGCGTCGCTGTCCAGAAAGCGTTTGAACCAGTGCTGCGGGTTTTCCGGGTTGCAGGTGCCGTCAAAATGGGAGTGCGGGCAGGACAGACGGCTTTTCAGCATCTGGAACACGCCCTCGTCCCAGGTGGTGATCTCGTCGCCGTAGGCATACTCAAAGGCCGCGCCCTGGATGCGGGCAATGTGCTTTTTGTTGTCGGCACCGAGGACATACACCTTGCGGCCGAACAGCTGCACGATGTTGCCGGACGCCGAGGTGCGCACGATGCCCACCAGATCTGCCCCCCAGAGCGCCCGCATGGGCTCCAGCACGTTGCGTTCCAGCGTGCCCAGGGTGTTGCCCAGCATGACCAGCAGCCCCTCGTCCCGGGCCGCAAGGATGCGCTGCGGGATGGTGACGGCACAGTCCAGATAGGTCTTGCCGCTTCGGGTGGCCCCGGTCTTGATGTTCCAGCGGTGGCTGCAGTTGCGCAGGAACTCCTGCTGGAACTCAGTCAATGGCACTGTCCACACCTCCCAGCAGCTCCCGGGCACGTTCCAGCGTGTCGGCGGCGGTATCATCGGGCGGGTTGTCCTCGCCCAGCATCTTCAGCAGCACGTTGGCGGCCTGCGGGTCGCCCTTCTTGGCACGGGCGGTGATGCCCTTGATCACGGCCATCTGGTTGTCGATGTCCTCCGGATCCACAGCATCCCGTAGCAGGGCGTTCACGCTGCGGCGGTCGGTCTCCGGCAGTGCCAGATAGTAGTCCGCCGCTTCCCGCATGGAGCGCTTGCGGCGGCGTGCCACTCCGGAAGCGATGCCGCCCTTTTGGGTAATTGACCGGAGTTCATCCGGAGTTCGTTCTTCGTTTGGCACAAGATTTTTGTACCCATCTTCACGCGGCACGTCACCACCTCTCTTGTCAGAATCATAGAAAAAGCCGCCCCTGCGGACGGCGGGAATATCAAAAAAGGCCCGGCTGGTACATTCAGGCTGTTGGTCGGTAAATGTGTGTTCCCCTGTCGCAGCCGGGCAGCACAAAGCCCGCAGGATTGAAGGGAGTAAACCTTTCCTGCGGGCTCTTGCGATGATACTATTTTATCATGAAATCAAAGACATGTCACTGACGTCGTACTGACGTTTTACTGACATCTGTCACAGTTCCAAAGCATCCACACCTTTACGGTGATGACGGTAAACCTGCCGTACACAGATGCTCATCTTCTGTGCAATCTGCTCCCAGTCCTGAAAGCGGAGATACTTCAGCCGCAGGACCTCGTAATCCTTCGGGTCGTCCACATCCTCCAGTCGGGCCATAAGTTCGGCGTGGAGATCATCACACAGCATGATCTGTGCATTCAAGGCTTTCTCGGCTCGTTCAATACGTTCTACAGTTCGTGCCAGACTCTGCCCATCACCGCTGCCGCCCGGCATTCCGGTCAGTTGCTGCGTGGTACAACCGGTGTCACGTTCTGCTTCATCTAAATCATCTCGCAGGTGCTTGGCCTTTACCATAGCGTCCCCGTACCGACTGAGCCAGCGTCTTTTCTCTTCGTAGGTCATGCCAGCTCCTCCACCCGGACGAACACCCCGCAGGGGTCCGACCAGAACTTCTCCACAATCTCGCTGCACACCTGGGCATCGTCGTCCCAGAAGTGCAGGCGGGTCATCTCATCCTTGAGGGCCTTTTCCAGGTTGTCGGTGTCGGGTTTGCTGGTGCGCCACTCGCCGCTGCGGCGCTTGCCCTCGGTGGGAAAGCACCACTTGACCAGCAGGCGCACCGGTCTGCCGGCAGGGATGGGCTTTGCCGGGGCGTGGGGTGCCAGATGGGCATGGAGCTTGGCGCGGGCGGCTTTCAGCTCCGGGCTGTCGTGGAGCACCGCGTGGGGCTGGCCGCCCTTCATGTAGGCGTGCAGCTGCTTTGCGTTGTGGGTGGTGGTGGGCGGCTGCATGGGGATAAAGAATTGCGTGTACATGGGGTTCACCTCGTTTTTCTTTTTTCAGTTCGCCAACGTGATGGGGAGGGTTCCCCGGATGGATGGGGGCTGTGCACGCCCCATCCTCCGGGAGACCCCATCACAATGCAGTTGCAGTTTGCTTATTATATATAGGCTATTTTGCACTGCAAAATCTGCAGTCATAGCGGCTATAACTGCAAAATTGCAGTTTTTCGTGTCGTGCAAAATAGCGGCTATAACTGCATTTTTACAACAAACTGTAATTGCAAAAATTACAAATCGTTTAACCGTTGCTGCCGGGTTCCTTGCGTCCAACTTTCTCACCGTCGATCCAGAACCGCCCGTCATCCTTCAGGCGGGTCTTGACGGTGCGGGGCTTTAGGTCCATGTATTCGGCCAGAGCATAGACGGTCACCTCGCCGTCCATGGTGCAGGCTTCAAAGGCGGTGTCCAGTTCGGCTTTTTTGTCCTTGGTCACCTTGCCTTTGTCGCCCCAGCGCTTAGCGGCACCGCGGTTGCCCAGAGTGCGGAAGTCGCTGTCCGGCTGCAGATCCTCCAGCAGACCGCTGTCCGGCTTGTGCACCGGGTAGTCAAACCAGAGGTTCACCGGGTCAAAGCGGGCGAACTCGCGGAGCGTGCCCTCGATGCGCCAGGCAGTCATGCCGTCGGCCTGCTTCTGGGCGGCGGCGACTTCGGCGTCAATGGCCCGCAGGTCGGCCAGGCCCAGGCACTCCTTGGCCACGGCCAGCATCCGGCTCTTGCTGAGGGTATCGTCCGGGCCGTAGGCGTCCGCATGGCCGCGCTTGTCCAGCATGGCCTTGATGACCCGACAAGCTGCCTTGTTGCGCAGCTGCTCCCGGATGGCGTCGGTGGGCGTCAGCTCGGTCATGTCCAGCATGGCGTCCGGGTCACGGGCGAACACGCCGGAACCGGACGCACGGTCCATGCTGCGCTTGCCGCCCTGGGCACCTTTGCTGTGGTGGTGGCAGTAGATCACGGCGCAGTCCAGTGCGCGGCACACAAGGTCAAACTGGTTGCAGAACTTGGCCATCTGGTCGGCGCTGTTCTCGTCGCCGGTGATTACCTTATAAATGGGGTCCAGCACCACGGCCATGTAGCCCTTTTTCTGGGCCCGGCGGATGAGCTTGGGGGCCAGCTTGTCCATGGGCACGGACGCACCGCGCAGGTTCCAGATGTCAATGTTTTTCAGGTGCTCCGGCGGCAGGCCCATGGCGGTGTACACATCCTTGAAGCGGTGCAGGCAGGAGGCCCGATCCAGCTCCAGATTGATGTACAGCACCTTGCCCTGGGCGCAGGAGAACTGGCCCAGCCACGGCTTGCCCTCGGCAATGGCGATGCACAGCTCGATGAGGGCAAAGCTCTTGCCGGCCTTGCTGGGGCCCGCCAGAAGCATCTTGTGCCCTTTGCGCAGCACCCCGAAGATGAGCGGGTCTGCCAGCGGGGGCAGGTGCTCCCAGTCGGCGGCGAGGTTCTCTGTGTCCGGTAGGTCGTCGGTCTCGGCTTCCAGCCAGTCCACCCACTCGTCCCAGCAGCTCTTGCCGAAATTGGTCTCCAGAAGCACCTGCCGCTTGTCGCCGCGCAGGATGCCGGGCATCCGGCTCAGGCGGCTGGGGTTGCGGTTCTGCTGGTCGAGGGTCAGGCCGTTTTTCTGGCAGGCAGCGTAGAGGTAATCCACCCGCTTGCGGTACTCGGCATAGTCCGGGGCGTCCACCTTGACGATGGCGTGGACGCTCTTGCCGCCGGAGTACACCAGCGCGGCGCAGGGCAGCTCCAGCTGCTTGATGATGGCCTGCTGCTTGCCCAGCTCCATGTTATCGCACTCCACAAGGGCGTAGCGGTAGGCGGTGACGTTGGCGTCCTTGCGGCCTGTGCCGTCCACGGGGTTGAAGCAGATCCAGGCACCCACCTCCGGGTCCCAGTCGCCCAGCACCTTGCCGAGATCCCCGCCGCAGGTGCCCAGTTCGGCAAGGAGCTGCCCGGCGGTGCGGGTCCAGCTGCCCTTGGCCGGGCGGCGTTTGTCGTCGGCCATGAAACTCTCGGTGACATAGGCCACATACTCGTCCTCTTCAAACAGGGCCTGCAGGTAGCGCCTGAGCTGGTCCACAGGGTCCCACTGTTCCGGCAGGGCGAGATCGTGGGCTTCCACCCAACGGGGGTCTACCAGCTGGCCGTCTGTGTGGTTCGTCCCGGCGGAGATGTCGTCGTTCCAGTCCAGTGCATGGCCGGCAGGGCCTCTCCATCCGCTGGAATAGGCCAGTTGAAAGATACTGCTGGCCGTGACGGGGCTGCCCCCGCCGCCGTGGAAACTGGCCCACTTCTTGGCGCACTCGCCTTTGTGGTAGCGGCCCCCGTCCCGGGCGCTCCACTGTTCCCATGCTTCCACGGGCAGGCCGGCTTCCTTCAGGCCCATGCCCACCAGGATCCATTCGTCGTAGGTCAGGGCGGACGGGCTGAGAAAATCCAGCGCTTCTTTGAGTTCATTCGCATTGTCCATTCACGTTACCATCCAAAATCAAAAGGACTGTCTGCAGCAGGCGGCTCCGCAGCGGGGGTATAGGTGCGGGGGTTCACGCCCTTGGGCACGCCGCGCCAGCCTTGAGCCGCTATGCGATCGATCATGTGGCGGGCGGCCTCAAAGCTCCAGGTGCCCACATGCTGGAACCCGTACTTTTCCAGACAGCGGATCTGTTTGGGCGTGGTCAGGCCCTCGTCCCGGCGCTTGTTCAGGCGGTCCAGCAGCAGGGCGGCCTTGCCGGCGGATTCCACTGCGTCCGGCAGGATGCCCAGCTTTTCCAGCGCGGCGGTCTGTTGCTCGCTGGGCGGACCGGCCTCCCAGCCAAAGGCGGGCACATACCCGGCCAGATCTTCGGCCTGAATGCTCATTTCGTACTGCAGCGGGTCCACCAGTTTTGCCTTTTTACGGCGCTGCTCTTCCAGCTGCTTGGCAAGGGCTTCTTCCCGCTGGGCCACCACGTCCTCGCTGGCCTGGGCGGCGGCCTCCTCGATGTCCTCCGGGCAGCCGGTCTCGGCCAGATGCTCGGTCATCTGGCGGGCCACAGTGCGGTCCTCACAGACCAGGTCTGCCGGGCGGCACAGCTCGTGCTTGTCGGTCATCCACAGGAAATCCAGCAACAGCAGGTCGGTCTTGCCCGGGGAAAGGCGGGTGCCGCGCCCAACCATCTGGCTGTACAGGCTGCGCACCTTGGTGGGCCGCAGCACCACCACGCAGTCCACGGAGGGGCAGTCCCAGCCCTCGGTGAGCAGCATGGAGTTACACAGCACATTGTATTTGCCGGCGTCGAAGTCGGCCAGCACCTGCCTGCGGTCTTCGCTCTGGCCGTTGACCTCGGCAGCCCGGAAGCCGTAGGTGTTCAGCAGGTCCCGGAACTTCTGGCTGGTCTTGATCAGCGGCAGGAACACCACCGTTTTGCGGCTCTTGCAGCGCCGAGCCATTTCGGCGGCGATCTGCTCCAAATACGGATCAAGGGCTGTGCCCAGGTCGCCCACGGCGTAGTCGCCGCCGCTCATGGTCACGGATGTAATATCCAGCTGCAGCGGGATGGTCTGGGCCATGATCTTGCACAGATAGCCCTCCTTGATGGCGTCGGTCAGCTTGTACTCAAAGGCCAGGCTGTCGAACACCTCGCCCAGATTGCGCATGTCGCCGCGGTCCGGCGTGGCGGTGACGCCAAGCACCTTGGCTCCGCTGAAGTAGTCCAGGATGCGGCGGTAACCGTCGGTGATGGCGTGGTGGGCCTCGTCGATGATGATGGTGCCGAAATAATCCTGCGGGAAGCGTTCCAGCCGGGCAGTGCGCTGCAGGGTCTGCACGCTGCCCACCACCACCCGGAACCAGCTGTCCAGGCAGGTGGATTCGGCCTTTTCCACGGCGCTGACAAGGCCGGTGGAACGCTGCAGCTTGTCGGCAGCCTGTTCCAGCAGCTCGCCCCGGTGCGCCAGAATGAGCACCCGGTCGCCGGCACGCACCTGATCGGCAGCCACCGACGCAAACACAATGGTTTTGCCGGTGCCGGTGGGCAGCACCAGCAGGGTGCGGGTGTGGCCGGCGTCCCACTCGGCGTGGATGCGGTCACGGGCCTGCTGCTGGTAGGGTCTCAGTTCCTGCCCCATCAGAATGCCCCCTGTGTCCAGCCCTGCGAGGGTGCCGCCTTGGGCTCCGGCGGCGGCAGGAAGCGCGTCACCTCGTTGCTCTGGCCGGTCTCACCTACGTGGGGGCCGCTCTGCTTGGTGTACTCGCGGACGCCGAGGCGGCACAGGCCCTTGCTGCCCACCACCTCGTTCCAGCGGGGGCGGAAGGTTTCGCCCCGCTTGCACTGGCCGATGCTCTCAAAGAACGCGCCCAGCAGACCCTGGGTCTTGGTATGCAGGTACAGGCGGTGGGTCACGGTGGTGTCGCCCTTGGCCCCGCCATAAATGCGCAGGGTCAGTTTTGCCATGGAGCAGGGCGGCAGCTTGGCCCCGCCCTCATAGCGGGCACGCTCCATGCCGGTGACCTCAAAGGGGTAGTCCCCCTCCGGCAGCAGGACGAACTCCTGCTGTTCGTTGGTAAATTCGTCATCCCAGCCGAATGCACGGCCTTCGTTGTTCATGTCATTCATAAGTAAAACTCCTTTTCTTCATTGATTCTTGGCTCCCCCTTCGGGGGAGCTCCGCAAGGCGCTGGCAAGGCCAGACCGAAGCGGTGAGAGGGTTAAAACGGCAGATCACGGCTGTCCAGGACCATCTGCAGCACCTGCGGCCATGCAGCGACCAGGCAGCCCTCCACAAAGTCGGCGGGGTAATCCCGGATGGGCATATCCTCCGGGAAGTAGCCCCGCTCGCCCACTACATGCTGCAGCTCTTCCGGAGTCACGTTGTTGGCGCTCATGAGCGGAGCCAGTTTTTCCGGCACGCCCAGGGCGACCAGATCCGGCGTGAGCAGGGCCTTAGGAACCTCTTCACGGGGCGGTTCCGGCTGTGCCTGCGGGGTGGGCAGGATGTCGGCTTCTGGCTGGCTCGCCCTCTCAGTCACGGCCTGCGCCGTGCCAGCTCTCCCAGAGGGAGAGCCAAGAACTGCCCTGTTCTCAGTGTTGCAACCGGGAATGCAGGCGGCAATGCTGGCGTAATCAAAGGGCACCTCCTCCGGCAGGTCAAAGCGGTTCTTGGCGTCCCAGCAGGCGTGGTGGGTGGTGTACAGCACCCGCTTGCCGCCGCTGGCCTTGTTCTTGGCGTTGGGGCCGCTGCCGGCCTTTTCCACCACGGTCTTGTAGTTGGCGAACAGCAGCATGTCGCACCATTCCCGCAGCAGCGGGGCCACCTGCTTGGAGGTTTTCATGCTCCAGCGGTCATAGTTGCCCACGGCGTCCGGCTGCTCGAATTTGGTAATGGCCGCGTGGGCCAGCACCACCACGTTGTGCCCGGCGTTGAGCACCTCTTCCAGCGCGTCCAGCAGCTTGGCAAACTCTTCCTTGACGTAGGTGTAGCCCTTGCCATAGCCAAAATCCTCGATGCCGTTCACCTTGGCGCGGGCGCACACGGCCTGAATGCACAGGCGCTCTGCCCAGTCGGCGGTGTCGAGCACCAGCGTGCCGCAGGGTACACTGCCCTTGCGCACCTCGGCCACCTCGTCCAGCAGCATCGCCCAGCTGGTGGGCTGGGGCAGGCGGGCGACGTTCAGGCGCTTGGTGCCGCCCTCGGTGTCGATGAACACCGGGTCCGGGAAGTGGGACGCGAAGGTACTCTTGCCAATGCCCTCCGGCCCGTACAGCACGGTCTTGACCGGCGCAGCCTGCACGCCGGTGGTCACGGAATACTTGCTCATTTAAAACGCTCCTTTCGTCCAGCTCTTGTTCGGCTGGGGCTTTTCGGCGGGCGGCTCGGTGCCCTTGACCATGCCGTCCTCAATGATGATCTGGCACTCACTGCCGGTAGACACGCGGGTGGCAATGGCTTGCAGGTGCTCTGCTTCCAGCCAGGCCGCAAACTCGGTCAGGGTGGTCAGGTCCATCTGCTCCAGCTTGTCCAGCAGCACGAAACCGCAGTCCGGGTTCAGCCGCCGCACGATGGCCGTGGCCACCCGCAGCTGGTCGCTGCCGGACATGTCCCGCCAGCGCTTGCCGTTGTAAGTAAGGACGCCGTCCTCCACGCTGAGGCCCGGCAGGGGCAGGTCGGCCCCGTTCAGCAGGGCCATGCGCTCGGCACGCTTCTGCTGGATGGATTCGGTCAGGCGGTCGTACTCGCTGGCGTACTGGGCGGCTTCGTCCTCAGCCCGGGATTTTTCCAGGTTGGCCCGCACCTTGCGGTTGGTCTCCTCAATGTCCCGGATGGAGGCTTCCAGCTCGGCGGTGGATTCGTCTTGCAGCTGGGAGACGGTCTTTCTTGCAGTTTCCCGCTGATTGAACAACTTGGTGTGCTTGGCGTCCAGTTCATCTGCCAGCTGCTGCAGTGTGGCGATGCGTTCCCGGGTGCGCTTCAGCTCGTCCACACACTGCTGCACCTGCTGTTCAAGCTCTGCATACTGGGCCCGCAGGCGCTGGTTCTCGCCATTCCGGGCCAGAATGTCCTGCTGCTGGCGGATGAGCTCGGAGGCGCTCACCGGCTCGTCCGGGGCTTCCGGGAAGGAGATCATTTCCTCGGCAAAGTGCTTTTTCTGGGCAGCCAGCTGGCCGGTGAAGGTGCGTTTGTCGTACAGACCCTTGATCTCCAGATCCCGGGTGTGCAGCTCGACCCCAATGCCGATGATGCGCAGCAGGATGTCAGCCTTTTCCTTGTCGCTGGCGCCCATGAAGCGGGGCAGGTCGAGGGCTAGCGGCTCCACAAAGGCGTTGAGCAGCTGCTGGCCGCTGCGGCGGCCCGTGGGGTCGGTGACGGTCAGGCTGGCATTTTTGCCCTTGCGCTCCACCACCACGCCGTTGGACAGGGTGACTTTGAGGTGGGCCGGGGCGACCGCCCCGTCCCGCTGTGCGGCATCCGGGCGGAAACGCTCCCCGCCCAGCGCCCACGCCAGCGCGTCCAGCACACTGGTCTTGCCCTGATTGTTGTTGCCGCCTACGAGGGTGAGCCCGGTGGGTGACGGGGTGAGCGCAACGGCTTTGATGCGCTTGACGTTCTCGGCTTCCAGCGCCGTGATTTTTACAGACATTGTGATACCTCCCCTTGAATTTGTCCCAGTGTACGGATGAGCTGATTGGCGACGGCTTCCCGCTGCTCCTGCGGCAGCTTGCGGAGGGACGGAATCACCATTTTGCCGATGTTCTGGAAAGAACGGTCGGCCAAAAGTACGTTGTCATAGGAGCTGTGGGCATCCTGTTCGCTGCCGGAAGCGGTCTGTTCCAGCTGTGCCCGCAGGTCGGCGGTCATCTCGGCGGCCATTTCCCTGGCCTGACGCTCCACCTCTTCCTTGTCCACCACCGCAGTGATGGGCTGCTTCTTGAGTGCATCATTCTCGGCCTTGAGCTTGTCGCCCCGGAGCTTGGCCGCTTCGGCCATCTGCCGGGACCCCTCCAGCTGCTTCTCGGCCTCCTGCGCCCGGGTTTCGGCCTTGCTCTGCAGCTTCCAGGCCTCTTCCTCCCGGGCCTCGGCTTTGTCTGCACGGTCTTTTTCCTGCGAGACCTTCAGGCCCAGCCGGTTGCAGTCTTTGGCGGTGCTCAGCTGGTCGGCGCGGGCCTTGTCCCGTTCGGTGCGGAGCTGCTGGTTTTCCTTGAGCAGATCCTGATAGGCTTTGTTCGTGGTGACCTCACCGTTCTTGACCTTCTCCACTAGCTCCTGCGGGGCGCTGGGCTTTGCCACGGCGTACAGCAGGGTGGGCGGCAGGGCTTCCAGAATGGCCCGCTGGCGGGGGCTGCTGCCGTCCATCAGGGCAGAGACCTGCAGCAGGTTGTAGGCGGTTGACTTGGTGATGCCGATAGAGCAGCACCATGCCCGGAACGTATCCTCTTTTTTTGCGAACTGGCCGTTGTCCAATTGTTGGACAACGGTGCCGCACAGTGCATCATGGGCGGCGGCGATGGCATTGCCCATGTGCACAAGGCCGCGTTCGGCCATCTGCTTGCCGTGGTGGTACTCGTCCTCAGCGAAGTGTAGGTCCTCCACGGTCTGGTCGGTCAGGCCGGAATAATCAAACGCCGGGCGCATCGCATCCGGCACGGTGGTTAGGGGCTTGTCCTGCATGGCACCAGCTGTTGATACAGAAGAACCGCCCGCCGATGCGGCAGGGGCCGATTCGCAGTTCTGCAGGGATATCGCGGGGGTCGATGCGCTTGCATCCGCCCCGCTCTCCGAGGTGGTCGGCGTTGCCGCTGTGGCAGTCGGGACAGCATTCTCTACCGTAGTCACAGCAGCATCCGCATTCTGGGCAGGTGTACATGAGAAAATCTCCTTTGCTTTTTTGATGTCAGCAAGAATCTTTTCCATTTCCTGCTGCGGTGTCATGTCCTTGCGGCTACCATTCGGAGTAAAGAACTGACCAAGCAGCTCTCTTTTTGCGGCAACGCCTTTCAGATTCTGGGTGCAGGTGATAGTTAGGCAGTAACGGCCATCGGATCCATAGTCCGATGCACGAATATCTTTGGAAAACGAGCCAAAAATCTCTCTGTCTGGATAAGTGTCTTTGATCCATGCGGAGACCTGAGACAGAAAGTCGAAGTCCAGACTATGCACTCGACAAGTGCATTTATCCTTGATAGAGCCAGCGAACTCTGACGCATAGGTGAGGGTCTTGCTCATCCGGCATTCGTAGCCCTGAGTCTCCCGGCGGACAGTTCTAGTACTTTCATCCCATTGATAGTTTCCGTATGGCATGGCGTAGGGACATCCCCAGCACTCATGGCCGGGTGCATAACCGGATAGGCGGTTGCCAGTGGTACTGGCATCGGTGGATTTCTTCACTCGCCGTCCGCATTTGCAGATATAGGTGGTCACACCTTCACCTCCGTGTCCTTCAGGCGGTCCAGCATCTCGGCCTGCAGGCCCTTGCCCATGGGCACAAGGCTGTTGCTCTTCCAGCCGTAGCAGAGGATGGTGCCGTAGATGTTATGGCCACGATAGATGCGGTTCAGCCCTTTGCCGAGAACGCCGAACAGTAGCACCGCCGGGGTGCGGGGCAGCACCTCCTGCGTGCAGTCGCAGCCCAGCATGGCTTCGATGCCCTGCAGTGTGTCCGGCAGGGCGGTGACCACCGGGGCCTTGCCCGGCTCGATCAGGATTCCTTTCATTGTAAAACCTCCGATTTTGTGATATTATCGGGGTGATGTGATTGGCGAATCCATCATCCCTTGCAGCTCGTCGGTGTTCCAGCACCGGCGGGCTTTTTGTTTTTTGTACTTGCGGCGTTGCGGTAGGCTGTCCACCTCACTGCGGGGGATGTACTCCCGCTGGCAAATGTACTTGACGTGCTGCCTGCCGTCCTTGAGCCAGTGGCAGACGGAAGCGGCAAAACTGTTGGCGCTGGCGTAGCCCAGCCGCCGGGCGCACATGGCAGCCGTGCCGCTGGCCAGCAGGTCACCGCTCTTGGCGTCCCAGACCGTATACCAAAAGGCATTGTTGACAAAGTCAGCCATGGGGGATGTCCTCCATGAGCCGCAGCACACCTTCCAAGTCCTCAAGCACAAGAACATAGACCTCAATTCGTGCTTCGAGCTTGTAAAGCTCAGACGCCCAGCGGGTCGTTGTCATAGCATTGCTGTCTTGCTGGCAGAGCTGCCCGTACTTCTGCTGCAGGCTCTCGACGTACTCCTTGGCGGTCATGCGTCGGCCTCCTTTGTGAGCTTAAGGACACGGTCGAGGATTCTGCCCTGTGCCTCAAGCGTCCGGACAGTGCACTTAAGCGCCCAAATTTCGGCGTCCAGCAGCTTGTCCTTTGCGTAGAGCGCCAGAGTGTACAGCAGGTTGATGAGCTTCTTTTTCAGCATCAGCCCACCTTCTTCCGGCTCTTCACGGTATTCTGGGGCTCCTTGTGGACTTTCCGGCGTGCCTGCTCCTCGGCGTCCTGCACGGCAAAGCTGATGCGCATCAGGGCAAGGGCTGCCAGAATGAGCACCATGGCGGTGGTGAACTCGCCGTCGGTGATCGTGCCGCCCAGCTGGGCCCCGCCCTCAATGCCCATGGCGTACAGCAGGCCTGCGCCCAGAGCGGCGGCGGCCAGCACCTGCAAAACGGTGGATTTAATCTTCATGTTCATGCTCCTTTCTCAAACTTCGGGAAGAAATACTCTCCGATCTGCTCCTGCGGGATGTGAAGCGCGCGGCAGATGCCGTCAATCTCTTCCCAGTTCCATGTGCCGCAGCTCTCCGGCGCGGCAAAGCGCTTGCGCAGCGTGCGGGGCACGATGCCTGCCTTTGCGGCCAGCTCATCCGTGGTGATGTCCTGATCTTCGGCCAGCCGCCGGAGTTTCAGAAACTGTTTCTTTGCCATGGGTCAGTCCTCCTTTTCCTGACGGCCTTCAATGATGGCGGAGAGTGCAGCGTTGAATTCGCGCTCTGCCTTCTTGGGCTCGTAGTGACCGTTCAGCACTTGGGAAATGTATTTCGGGTTCTTTCCCAACTGTGCGGCCAGCTCTTTGCCGGTGACACCGGCGTTGTGCATTTTTCCAACAAGCTCACCTGTCCATTGTGCAGGCATACAATTCTAACCTCCTTCAGCTTAAAAACTTGACTTTGGTTAGAATTCGCGGTAAGATGATGGTGCTAACAATTATCCAGCGCAAATTCTAGCCTGAGCCATTCAGTTGATTCCGGGCTTGTTTGCTAACCGGATTCAACTGTGACACTATGATATCTGAATTTGGTTAGAAAGTCAATGAAATTTTCTGAATTTGGTTAGATTTGGCGCTCTGCACAAAAAGGGGCGTTGAAAATTGTGTTTTATGACGTATACAGTGAACTGTGCCAAGAAAAGGGCGTGAGCTGCAGCCGTGCCGCAAAAGAAATTGGTTTGAGCAACTCGACCGTCACGAAATGGAAGAATACAGGGGCTGTTCCTTCTGGCGATACCCTCGCGAAGGTTGCGGCCTACTTCGGAGTGTCGGTGAATGACCTGATCGGCGAACAAAAAAGCCCCGCCGGGCGTGCCGGTGGGGTTTCGGAGGATGATATTAAGTTTGCTCTCTTTGGCGGCGGCCCCGTGACGGATGCCCAGTATGAAGAGGTCAAGCAGTTTGTCCGGTTCATAAAGGAGCGGGATGCAAATGGGAACAAGGGCTGACTTTTATAAAGTTGCGGCCGAAAATCATGTGGAAGTCCTGCGCTACCCAATGCCGATCATTGGCAGCATGTCAACGGAAGTCAATGGGGCGTGTTATATCGGGCTGGACAACTCCAAACCCTGCACCTATGCAGAAGAGCAGGCACGAATCGGGCATGAGCTCGGCCATTGCCTGTATGGCGGATTTTATTCCATGGCCACTCCGTTTGATATTGTGGAGCGGCATGAGGTGCGGGCAGATCACTGGTATATCCGGCATGCTATTCCGAAACAGGTCTTGTTTGACTTGTTGAAGCAGGGCCGTGATGCCGATGAGATTGCGGAGATTCTGGACACGACGGAGGAATATGTCCGGCGTGCGTACTACTATTACAAGGAAAATGAAAACTTAACTGAGGAGGAATTATATGGGTAGAAAACTTTCTCCCTATGGTCGCAAAGAATGGCACCGGAAGCACAGTGCCGGCAAAGAAAATGCAGTGGCTAATCTGACAGGGTGGAGGAAGAAATCGTCATGATCAAGATGATTCATACCGTTGCTATCGTGTGCTCGCTGGCTTTGTGCCTTACGGGCTGTAGCAGCATTGCACAAACGCTCCCGGCATCCTCAACTCCTGAGGTCTCTGTGGAACAGGAAAAGATTTATTTCAAATCGGATAAAGGCCTGAACCGTTTCTTTGAGGAGTATTCTGCAATTGCAGAATATCCATTTGAGCCGGAGGACATCCGACAGGGCAATGTTCGTAAAAAAGCACTGATTTCCACGGGTGATATCTTTATAGAGCTGGTCAACAGTGCAAATGGGCTGACCATTCTTCTGGACGACGGACCGAATGAATCCGATGCTCTTTACCCGGTCTTTCACGATTTTTTGAAAGTGATCGACGATTCTCTTTCAGACGAACAAATTGCACAGGCATGGGCCGATATCAAGGACATTGGAACGAAATATTATTCTGAGGGCGCTTATCCCCTGAACGACATAAAACTGACCTACAGCGATGTGGAGCTTCATGGTTCACGGCAGGTGAAAGTCAATATTTATGCACCAGAATATCAAGGATAATACCAGAAGGAGCGTGTCACTATGGGATTTCGTTATCGAAAAAGTGTAAAGCTCGGTGGTCTGAGAATCAATTTCAGCAAGTCCGGCGTTGGCTACAGCTACGGCATCAAAGGATTGCGCCACACAAAAACCGCTACCGGTAGGGAGTGCATCACTGCATCCATTCCGGGCACCGGGATTTCTTATGTGACAGAAAGCGGGAAAAAGACCCAACGCAAAAAGCGCACCGTACAGCCGGTTCAACAACAACCTGCTAAAAACTATAAGATCCCCCTAGCCTTGAAAATACTGGCTGTGCTTTGTGGCATTGGGTTTGCCGCCTACTACTATTTCGGGCAGGGCCGGGAGATTTCGCTTGCCATTGGCTCAGGGGCTGTAATGGGCGGACTAAGTTACCTGGGCATCTGCATTTTGTACGGAGCTGTTGCAGGCGCTTTGGAATCCGTCCTGCACAAAGATATTTTGTCCGAAAAAGACGAACAGCGTAAGGACCTGTAACCTGAACAAACAAAAACGCCCCACCGGCGGCAACCGGTAGGGCGTCAAAGAGTGGCTTGCTCACGAGGAACAATACCAGCCTAAGCAACTGTTATTGTACCACCTCCGGGCAGGCTTGTCAAAGTGTACCCATGGAGGTGTATTTTTATGGGATTGCGAACGAATACAGCGGTCTGGCTGCCGAACCAGAACCGCTGGCAGATCAAGGTGCAGAAGGACGGTGTGCGCCGCACCTTTACCAGCACTAAGCCCGGCCGGACAGGCCAGCGCGAAGCGAACCGCAAGGCGGACGTCTGGCTGGACGAGGGCATCAGCAGCACCACAAAACGCTGCGCAGACGTGTGGGCCGAGTACATGATTTCGGTCAAAGCCACGGGTGGCACCAGCAACATCGAGCAGGTGGAGAAGTTCGGGCGCAACTACATCCTGCCGGTGATCGGTGCGCGGCGCATCGGCGACCTGACCACCGGCATGCTGCAGGACGTGCTGAACCGCTCCTATAAGGAAGGCTGTCTGAATCCGGACAGCAAGCGCAAGAGCCGGGGCAACCTGTCCCGCAAAACGCTGCAGGGCATCCGTGGCGTGGAGGTGGCCTTTGTCAAGTGGGCGCGCCAGCATAAATACACCTCCCTGCGCCCGGAGGACGAGGATCTGACCGTGCCGAAGGGTGCCCGCCTGAAGGGCCGGAAAATCCTGCAGCCGGACAGTCTGCGGGTGCTCTTATCCACAGACACCCGTGTGGTGCGTGGAAAAGTGGAGCAGGACGAGAACGTGCACGCCTACCGCATCGCGGTCATGACCGGCTTGCGCCCTGGTGAGCTGCTGGGCCTGCGTGTGGGCGATCTGGATGGTGACCGGGTGCACATCGGGCGGGCCATCAACCGCCAGAACGAAGAGACCAGCGGCAAGAACGAGAACGCCATCCGAACGGTGGTGCTGCACCCTCTGGCTGTGGCCGAAATCCGCGCCCAGCTGCAGCAGCGCACGCAGGAAGAGGAGCGCCCCTTGCGGGACGATGACCCGCTTTTTCTGCTGTCCAACCAGCAGAGCCTGTACAATTACTGGAGGGTCTACCAGCGCTGCAACGGCATCGACCCGCCGGTCAGCCTGTACGAGCTGCGGCACACCTTTGTGAGCATGATCGAGGACGCCGTGCCGCCCGCCCAGCTGCGCCGCATCGTGGGCCACAGCAAGAGCATGGACACCTACGGCTGGTACTCCCACGCCGTCACCGGCCGCGATGACGCCACCGCGCAGGCCGTCTCCGGCGTGCTGTCCGAGTACGCGCCGTGCCCCGAAAAATAACCCACTTTGCAACCCACTTTTAATGTTCGAGCCGTTCCGGCGGTGCATCGCGCGTTCCGTGCCGTGCTCGAAAAGTGGCTTGAATGCTGCATTTTCTGACACGGCAGGAATGGACAGGCCGAAAGAATAGTTGTTCGAATCCACCCGCGCCCACCAAACAAGAAAAATCCGAACCTGTTTCCGATTGGAGAAGGGTTCGGATTTTTCGTTTTCTTCGGGCTCAAGAATGAAGGAGGATAAAACCTGCAGAATTTTAAAACAATCTAGACAATCGGTTTGCATATGCTATAATTAGAGGCAAAAGGAGGTTGACGTTCACATGGCAGTTGAAATTCATCCAATTCCATTATATGGTGTATGGGACATTGGCTACGCACTTGATGTACATACAATAAAAAGCATTCCTATTGGAGAGGATGCCTATGGTCATCTTCACTTTGACAATACGCGTTCTGAAATTGGTGAATTACTTTATCAATTTAAGTATAACGGAAAGTATGAAAATTTAAATCCAATTGTAGATGCAATTGTGAGCTTTTGGAATGAAACGCCAGAGATTCATGACGTTAGAACGGTTTTGCCGGTTCCCCCAACAAAAATAAGGGGATATCAGCCCACAATAGAAATTGCTCGGGCCGTAGCAGCTAGAATAGGTGCATACTATTGCGGAGATGTTCTGGAAAATACGGCGACTGCTGAAATGAAGAGTCTAACATGGGAAGAAAAGAAAAAACTTCAACCTACGATAAGAAAAACAAAAAATGCTATACGAAAACATAGTATCTTATTAATTGATGACCTATACAAAACAGGGTTAACGCTAACCCATTGTGTAAGTGCACTACGTGAGGATCCGTTAGTTGACAAAATATATGTTTTAGCAGTTACTAAAACGAGGAATACTTATTAAACAGAAAGGGGGAGATTATGCTCAATCAATATTTAATTCAACTAATGCTATCAAAAGGCATCGGTGAAGTGGCATTAAAAAAAATTATAAATGTCGTTCCCGAAAGAGAATGGCAAACATTGTGCGAATCACCCCATTTGTTAGGCAATATAATAAATTGTCGTGGTAACACAATTGAAAGCGTTCTTTTGAATAAAGACCGAGCAGGGCAACTTTATTTGAAAATGCAAAAAAATAGCATTGCTATGATTCTTGAATCAGATAAAAGTTACCCACCACAATTGAAAGACGCATTAGGAAGCAAATGTCCTCCTGTACTCTTTGCAAAAGGAAATATCGAACTTTTGTCAACGATAGCCGTTGGCTTCTGCGGTTCTCGAAAGGTATCCGAAAAGGGGCTTTCTATTACATCTCAATGTGCAATGCAGCTTGTTCAGAAAAACATATCAGTTGTTAGTGGATATGCTGCTGGTACGGACACTGCTGCGCACGTTGCCGCAATAGAAAATGGAGGAAACACAATTTTTGTTTTAGCAGAGGGAATTTTGAATTTCTCGTATAAAAAGCAGGTGAAAGCACATCTTACGACTCAGAATCATGTTTTTATTTCGCAATTTTATCCCGATGCTCAATGGAGTGTTGGAAATGCTATGAAACGAAATTCAATAATTATTGGGTTGTCCAAAGCCATGATTTTAGTTGAATCTGGTAAGAGCGGTGGAACCTTCTCAGCAGGAGAGGAAACCCTAAAGCTTTCTTTACCGCTTTTTGTTATAGATTATGAAAAACCAGAGGTATCTGCTGAAGCCAACCCATACTTTATAAGTCGTGGAGGTGTTCCAATTCGTGGAAAAAATCAGACGCCCAATTTAGCGCGTGTTTTTTGGGCGGTGGAACATGGTTCAAATCATGAAAATGGCACAAAACATAGTCCTGTCCAATTAGATTTTTTTAATATGTCATAAACTTATGTAATGCAGGGCGTTCCTTTACTGGGAGCGTCCTGCTGTTTTTATGCTGCAACAGGCAAGGCTTGTAGAGCTTCCTGCTCTTTCAGCCATTCCTCATATTCACGCTGGCCTTCCTCGCCGTTGAAAAACTCAACCATGGAGGGATAAAAGCAACGTGCCAGCGCCTTGATTGCTTCATCCGGGTAGCCGGATTTGTTCGACTTCTTCTTTTTGTTCAAATGGTATCCTCCGAAAATCAAAGTTCCATATCCTGCCCACGCTTGCGGTTTCGCTGCGGCACATTCATGGTGCGCTCATGCTTGGGGGCAAGAATCTTTTCCAGAAAGCCGCGCACCAGTTCGGGCGCACGGTGGAGAGCATCCAGATAGGGCTTTACATCGTACCACAGGTCGTGGTACTTGTTGCTCCAATGAATGGCTTCCTTTTTGGCGGTGGAAAGTTCTTCTTTCAGGCGGAGGTTCTCCACGTCCATCATATAGCCATGGTCGGCCTGCTTTTTCAACTTAGAAAATTCCTCTTCGGTCAGCGAGTAGTTGCCGAGGAAGGTGCGCTTGCCGATATAATCCAGATCGCGCACATGAATGAGGGCTTCTTTTGTGAGCGTGGCCTTTTTCTGCACAGCGGCAAGTTCCTTCTCCTTTTTGGAGAGGGTCTGACTGGTTTTGGCAAGCGACTGCGCCTTTTGGTCGGCTTGGGCGGTCAGGCTGTCCAGCCGCTCCTGCTCCCGCTGGACTTTGAACTGCGTGACAGTCAGGTGTTCTTCGGTACTGCCGCGCTCGCCGCGCTCTACATCGGTATACCCAGCATTGTGCATATAGTTGAAGAAATCGTCTTGCAGGATGCTGTATGACTTCTTCAGGACTGGTTTGCCGTTCTTTTGCAGGACGGGCTTTCCGGCATCGTCCAGCAGGGGCTTAGATGCCCACTTCTTACTCCGGCTGACCTGCATGACAGTCTCCTTTACGGTACCGACCAGTGCCTTATCCTTGCAGCGTTTCGACCACAGGATTTGCTTTTCCACCACAGGCACATAGACCACATGGAGGTGGTAGTGGTAGACCTCCCGGCCTAGTGCCTCGGTCATGGCACGGTTGATTTCATCGGCGTGCATAACGGCGGAGAGGATATACTGCTCACCGCCTACGATTTGGATAGCAGCTTTGTAGGCATCTGCATAGAACTGCTTGGCGAACTCGTAGCCGCCGTGGTTGTCGAAATAGGCAGAGTTGACATCGAAGATAAGCTCGCAGTAGTGGGTGGCATCTGGTTTCGGGTATGAAAGGAGCCACGCCGGAAGCACTGGAACAGCTGCGGAACGGTCTGCTGGGAATCTTGCAGTCTGCCGCAGAGCAGGAAAACGCCCATGAAGCAGACGAATGAACGGCTTTGTGCGCTGGCACAGAAAGGCGATGCAACTGCACTGGACAGCCTGATCGACAACAACAAGTCCTTTATTGGCAAGGTGGCAAATGACCTTTTCCGCAGCATGAATCTGGCACAGTCCGGCCTGAACCTTGACACGGACGATTTGAAACAGGCGGGCAATCTGGGCTTGTGGAAGACCGTGCCGAAGTTCGATGCAGCGCGTGGCATGAAGTTCCTGACCTACGCGGCTCCGGCCATCCGCAACGCCATGATGGATATGGTTCGGGATGCCTTTGCCGCTTTTGAGCAGCGGATGGTGACAGAGGACAAGGATGGTATCTGTTACCAGCGCGTTTCGCTGGATGATGTTCTGCCGGGAGAGGAACAACTGCAGCGCATCGAAGCCATAGCCGACCCCTACGCCATGCAGCCGCAGAGCATTATGGAGGATCAGGAATCGCGCCGGGAACTGTACGATGGCCTGAAACGGTTGACCCAACGGGAGCAGACCTATCTGCTGTACCGCTATGGCTTTACTGATGGCAAGGAACATCCTTTGATTGGTACGGCGATATATTTCCACCTGACAAAAGGCCGCGCCCAAAAGACCGAGGAACAGGCTATGGATAACCTGTGGCTGGAATTGCCGTGGTGGTTTATCTGAGTGAAAAGAAAAATCGTGATTGTGCTACAAGTTTTCTGGAAATTTATGTGCAGCTATACGATTTTGAGGAATTTTGT